CGTTGCTACTTGTCTTCTGAGTTTGCATCATGTAACATTACAACAAAAAACATTGGAAGAGTTGTATCGCATTCTTCGTCCTGGCGGCGTGCTACTAATTTATGAACACGATTTCATCAGCGATCCCGGTTTCAGAGTATTCTTAGATGCTGTTCATATGACATTCAGTTTGTATGGCACAGAGAATGAAAGTGAGGGATCGACTTTGGGCAAAGCAAAAAAAATAACACTCGAATCTGAGCAATGGATCTTCGACACTAAGTATAAGTCGCGAGACTTATGGCGTGGAGATCTTGAACGATGTGGATTTAAGCATGTCGTAGACCGCATTTTTAAAAATTCACAACGCATGTATTTTGCGAAGTTCGAGAAATAAACATACTACGCGAGCGTGCTAGCACACTATGCGTGTATACGCATGTTTACTTTTTTGTATGTGCTATAAGTCTAACACATACGTTCGAAGAACTATTTAATGCTTCTTGGCATGTCTTCTATGCTTTCTGGATGAAGGCTTCTTAGAAGATACCTTCTTGGATGAAACTTTCTTTGATGATGCTTTACCACCTACTCTCTTGTGTCCTCTCTTGGCCATTTGTTGTGTATTATACCTAGGCATCAGCAAAAGAAAAAAACATAATTATTACCTGTTGAAATTAAAATACATAATCGCGACCATCATACACAGATGCATAGTCAGTAATCTCAGCACGCACAAACTCTATTGGATCTGCCATAGTTGCTTGTGGCGCAGTATCTTCGATGACAAAGAAGCGTTCTGGTATCTCTTTTCTCGCGACTATGATGGCTAATATAAGAACAATGACTAGTGCGAACAAAAAACTTTGTGACATAAATTATAACATCATCGCAAAAATAAAATAGGTTGATTATTGTTGGTCGTATATCTAACGACGTACGACTTGCATCTAACGGCGTACGACATGCGTCTAACGATGCCATACTTTGTTGTAAAGACCATCTTGCAATTCTGATCCCTTGAAGATGGGGTCTGCTGGTAATCCATAATAGTCAGTGCCGGCAGATTGCAAGCTTGCGGTCAATGTATCTGTGTATAATGTTTTGTTGTTGAAATCTGTGTTCTTCATTCCACACCCACTGCAGTCACCAGGCAAACCTGCTGCCCATGCAAGGTCATTACCTCCATTAGAGTAACTTTCTTTTTTGTACAAATAATAGTATGCGCCAACAAAAAGCACAATTGCTAAAATAGCAACTCCGATCATCATAGCTGTTTCCATGGTTTTATATTCGGAAATGAATAAAATGCAAAAGTTATAAATAACGAAATATAGGTCACATGAAGAAGTATACAAAATATACCGGGATGAAAACTGGCGGCGCAACGAAGGTTGTCGGCGGCGATGAACGTTTCAAAGATCAAACAACGATCAAGTTGGTGCCTGAAGAGGTATCAGAGTGCTCACTCGTGCGCAAAGGTACAACAAAAGGTACATGTTTATCGGATCAAGCAATTGCATTTCTCAGCAAGAAAGCAGGAATTGATCTTGGAGCACCGGATCATGAAGTAGTAGAATCGCTGAAGAAGCGTTACTCGGTGCACTCAGACAAAGATTTAGTTGATGTGTTGCCTGATGACTTAGCAAAAAAAGAAATCAAAAACTTCAAAATAGACGGTCCGAGCGGTGTTGAACTGTTGAGCAACACAGATATTGACATGATTCTTGCGCAGTGGCAAACCGCATTTCCTGACTTCTATCCATACAACTTCAACATGCGTGATTACACACAATATTCGTTTCGAAATGGACATGTCATCAATGAGCCCGACACATTAGCAACTGTTGATCCTATGGAATTATTTAAGTCCACATCGCCAATAAAATGTTGTGGATGTATCATCAACAGTGATTTCTATCACGGTCAGGGTAAACATTGGATGGCACTGTTCGCAGATAATCGTGGATCAGAACCAACTGTGGAGTTCTTCAATAGTTCAGGTCGTGCACCGGATGTTGAGTGGGTCTCTTGGTTGAATCGCGCGAAAAGAGGCATCGATGAAAATAACAGATCGCTTGTTGCATCAGGAAAAAAGAAGTTGGCGCGCATCGTCTACGGTAACATGGTGCAACAATACTCGATGACTGAATGTGGTGTTTACTCACTATTCTACATTTGGGGAAGACTTAACAGAACACCTGCAGAGTATTTTGAGCGCAATCATATCCCTGATGAACTAATGTTTGAATTCCGTGCACACTTATATAATGGATACTCAACAAAGGCGGCAGACAAATGGTCATACGACACATTCAAACAAAATGTACATATCAAGTGGGATCATGCATCTGGTCACCGTGAAGGCGAGCATTAGCGAGTTGAGCATTAGCGAGTTGAGCATTAGCGAGTTGAGCATTAGCGAGTTGAGCATTAACGAGTTGAGCATTAGCTAGTTGAGCATTAGTGCGCTAAAGTTTATTACGATGATATTCATCATCATTCGCAGTAAGAATGAGCTCACCGCGTAAACGATACTCGATAGTAGCATCAATCAAGTGACCAAGTTGTTCTTTTTTGTAATGATCGGCATATTCTGCACGCAGATCATCTTCGCATTTTATATCAAAAGATCTTCTCTTATCATTCGCAAATCTATCATTGCAGTATAAATCGCTTAATGATCCTATCGGGTTATATGCTCCATATTTTTTGTTGTAGTAATAAACGATACTTTCGTCCTTGTAATCATCGAAAGAGAGACTTGAGTCGTCGAAGTTACCCTTGAGTATCCAACATTTGAGAGTATCATCATGTCTGATAACATCGAAACATTCATACTTTGTTGATTGACATCCAGACTGTTTATATACTTTGGCACCAGGAACTATAACTTTGCGATTGCACCATATTCTGCCATTGCCACAACAATTACCTTTTCCTTCTCTCACAAGATATTCAGCGCACATGTTTTTATGTTCATCATGTACAGATGTTCAAATTTGATCATGTCCATCTCATATTACACATGTATAATGCCCAGACTTAGCCTCACAGATGATCTTAGCAAGCTACCCGGAACAATACCCGATGCGCGGTATGTCTTTTCATGGAATCAACTATATATGACGGGTCATGACGACGATCAATGGTTTGTATTTAATATCGATGCCCATGTGTATAAACAAGTAACAAAGTTCTGTACTATTCAAGAGTTGAAGAAATGTTCACGAATACACATATGTGAAGGAAGTAGATTTCGTTACGTCAATTATAAGATTGATCACTGGGTTGATATCATGATCATAAATTTTGATGTGGATAAAGTTAAGGTGTACCGAAAAGGTATACACACGGCGTCTGCAAAATATGGTCAGTTTCTTGTATGCAAAAACACGATTGATAGTTATATAGGTTTCAGAAATGGCATATATATCAAATATTTTATCAAAAATGTCAACCTATACACAAACAATATATTCATGAATTACTCCGATCGGAAAGAAATCGTGCAGTGGTCGGATATCACACACATATTTAGTGGGCCACATTTCGAGATCGATGTAAAACATTTGTTAAAACCCGAGATGAACAAAAAAATAAAAGACGCGATGGCACTATTAAATCATTCGATGAAAGTATGTTCGTGTAGCATAAGCGATGTAACAATAGTATGCACAGAAGAATAAGAGAGACGATGTCTTTTATTTTTTGTGTATATCTTTGCGGGTGGTGAGCTCTCATTGTCTACTTACCCTCTTCATCTTCGTTGTCGGCTGATTCACGTTGACGGTCTGCTTCGATTCTGATTGCTGCGGCCTTCTCATTGTATTCACGTCGTTCCTTATCATCCATAGAAGTATATTCAGCGAATGTCAACTCATGCTTTGCTTTGTTAACAGGTCCATATGATTTCATACGAATACCAACATAGTCGAAACCTGATTTGAAGTCACCAAGTGCACTTGTGCTCAAGTAGTTTTCTGCTTTCGATGCATTGATCGAATCTTTGAACTGTTTAACGGCCCAGTTACTATAATCTTCTCCGAGCTCTGATGCACCAATAGTATAAATAGGACTGATAATGATTCTTTCGTAACAGTATCTGAACGATTTGTCTTGATCTTTTCTAAATTTTCGTGTCTCTTCTTTGATAGTATCGCATGGTACATGATTCAAGTTACCACCATAGTCGGTCATTAACTTTTCGTAATAGTAAGTCATGATGCTTAGCACAGCGTTCAAGTGCAATGGATCAGATGTTAACTTGCTTTCGATCTCTGGATCAATGTCATGTTCGTGAGGTTTATTTGGATCAGGGTTCTCAGTGAACTTAGACTTTGCTTGTGTAAAATACACACGTCTCCAGAAACCGTGATCTGTATCAGATGATCGAATGATAGGTTCGTGATTGCTAGTGTTGAATGCACAGCAATGCAACCAAAAGTTCTCTTGAAGACCATAAAGATCACGCCCGCTTTGTGCGTTGTTGTTAATGATGTTCTTAACTTTCTCAGAGTTCAATACATCAGAGCCAGAACCTTCATCGAAGATGACAAGTGTCTTACCCTTTGCTTGCATGAACGCACTATCAGCTTCATTTGCTTTGCCCGATTGACCAGTCAATAGTGCCATCTTGATTGATGCACAAAGATTGAGGCCGATAGCGTTTTGAATAAAGTTCATCGTCGCTGTCTTACCATTTGCACCACTACCTAAGATGAACAACATTTTACCTGTTACTTGTCGTCTATCGAGACCTGTGCTCGCCATGTACCACACAAAATCACACACATCTGGATCGCGATATACTTGACTAAAGATCTTTTTTACCCGCATTACAGCACCTGAGTATTCATCATATGGTACATATGATGCAGCCGTGTGCAACATGATTGGATACTCATGATGTTTAGCGATGAGCTTACACTTCTTGCCGACCTTCAAGATGCCGTTTGCAACACCAATGATCTGAGGTGCTTTGTCTAGTTCTTCGATGAACTCTCTTCTCTCGAAGTATAATTCTGCTGCACGAGTGATCTTCTCAACATATGAAATATCGTTCAACTTCGACAGCGTTGCCTTAAAATTCTTCTTGATGACTGCCCAATGTTTTGCTGCTTCAGCATTTTCTGCGGGATTAATGTTATCGATCTTATCGTTGATATACTTTGTGCCTTCGTTCGACAGTGCGGCTGTGTAGTTTTCCATGATGTATTTTTTGAATGATGTTGCATCAGGTTCTGCTCGCCACTTGTATATTTCGCCATAACGATGTTGATCTTCAGGCATGATGAAATTATACCAACACTTTTTCATCGTTTTGGCGTTCTTATAATCTACTTGTGATCCGAACACATACTTATGGGACAAGATATTGAAGAGTAGTTTAGCGTGTTTTCCATGACCGAACTGACCTGATGTTTCTACCACAAAATCGATGAGCATCTTATAGTAACAGAACGCATCGATCTCTGCGAACTTGATCGGATTCTCTTTTTTCGCCCAATACATGATTGATCGTTTTGTGATTTTCTTAGTCTTTTGACCCATAGAAAGATCTGCCCATGTCTTCTCGAAGTAATCTTTGTCATACTTCTTTGATTTTTTAGAGAACCATTGTGCAACACACTTGAACCTATTGCTGATTGATGACAATGCACACAGTGTCTTGAACCATAGTTCATAGTCATCATAATATTTGCTGGGCAAGATGTTCAATAATTTTGTGATATATGCAGCTTCGGGGTTTTGAATGCTGATCGTGTCGATGTCGACAGTGTCTTCATCTTCCTCTTCGGCCGCTTGTTGAGCCTCTAAGATGGCCATCTCTGCTGATCCGATATCAAGATCGCGCGGAACATCATAGAACATATTCTCATACTTGGGATGTTCAAGAGCAAGCACCATGGGACCAGATACATGTGGCCACACAAAAGGATTACGATTGCACCCTGGCTTGTTCATCTTAAACTTAATTTCACCAGCAAAAACAATCTTATGTGGCTTCTTACCAGCATCTGGTTTCTGTGATCCCGGTAATAAGATAGGTACTACTGCTGCATGCGCATCTAACCATGACGCGAAATCAGACGATGTTTTATATACTTCGTCTTCACCGAGTGGTGCAGCAGAATCAGCTGCTAGGATCGCAAATTCAACAAACTTCGCAGCGAGCTGTTTGAAGATATATTTTCTAAACATCTTAGATACTCTGATCGATGGGAACAAAATGTGCACACCCTCTTTATAGAGAATGTTGCCATGTTCATCGTATTTTTCTGTTCTGCTGATCTCTTGACGTCTAGTAACAAATAGTCTGTGTACGAACACGTGCGATGGTTTAACGATCTCGATAATAAACTCGAAAATCTGATCGGCTAGATCGAGAAAAAAGTTATCGTTATAAACATCTTGACTCGACGTCTGCAAAATATCTAAGTCGATCATGATACCACGAACATCTGTGCTTCGTTCGTATGTATGCATCTCGGCAGATTTTTGAACACATGCATCATAGTGATCTAGAAATTGACTGACCGCTTGTGGAGGTACGAACCAATTACCTGATAAAATATCATATGCGTTGCACTTTGCTGATCCGGGCTCAACAGTTTCAACATTTTTTGTGATGAACTCCTTGAATTGTCTAACCTCGGATATAAACTTTTCTTGTCTGTTCATTTTGATTGATACCTATATAGATAATAATATTTTAAGTTACAAAAATTATGCCAGCAACGGTATACATTAATCATGCTAAAACAGTTAGGCATCGCCATCGGCATCATGATCGTTCTG